TGCTGCAATTGGTTTACCTAACAACGTGCTAGGTGCGCCAGCTTCAAGCCCTGCGCGCCAGATATAAGCACCATCAGAATCTTTGAGCTTTCTAATTGCTGTTTCGGTTAAGTCATTCATCATAAACGAACCGTTAGCGCGATAAGCTGGTTTAAGTGCACCGTGCAAGTCCATTAAGCAATCGCCACCGTTAGGCGCAGCTACAAATGCACCTGAAGCACCTGAAACAACAAAGCCAACAGAACCCCATGCGTAATTAGCATTAGCAATAGTGCTATAACCTAAAATACCGCGAGGCTTATTAATACCGTTACCGGTAATAAATGCTGTGCCTTCCTGTTCAGAAAACTCGATACCAACTTCTGCACCTAACCAAGCTTCAATATTAAAGCTAGAATCATCTAGAATCCCTTGTGTTGCTGCAGGGTTAGCATAAAGCTCCATTGTTGGAAAATCTAATTGCTTTAATGTTGGCGTATCTGTTTCCGATCTTGATTGTTCTTCACCAACCCAGCCAGAAGAAGCGCCGCCGATATTATGCAACTTTTTATAAGTAGCAGAACCAACCGGAATAACTCGCGCTAAACTACGCATAGATGAAACTGTACCCAATACGCGGGTAATTTCAGTGTCCATTTCTTCAGGCACAAGATAACCGCCGTCAGGATCGGATTGAGTTGTAGCGGATGCTTGCACCTCAAGTTCACGAAGACCGCCTTCTGTACCTTTGCGGAAAAATTGACCAAAGGCTTTTTTATGCTCGGCCTTTGCTTTATCTTCTTCCTGATTGCCGCCGCCGTTAGGACGTCCACCGCTTGCTTCAATCGCGTCAAGTTGCGCTTTCATTTTTGACAACTCGGTAATGTCAGCATTAATTTTATCGACTTTTTCAGTCAACACAACGTCAGCTGTACCATGGCTTTCAATTGCTTTCAAGCGCGTATCGTTTTCAGCTTTAAACAGATCAAATGATGATCCTAGCTTTTCAATTACATCAGTTAATTCTTTAGACATTTTAGTGCTCCAGTTTTAATATTAGTTTGTTAAGTGCATTTATACTTTCGTTTTTGCCAGCGTCTTGCGTAGCGTCTTTAAAACCATTGTTAATAATGGCTCTAGCTTGTGAACGTGATAGCCCAGCGTCTCGCGTAAGTATCTGCTCTAATTCTCTTTCCGTTTCAATCGGTTTCTTTTCTGATTTGCCGCTGATCTTATCCGGTGTATTTTCATACATTGATAAATCAAACCGCGCATTTGTTTTCTTACCGCCTATAACTTTATCAGCAAAACCTTGTTCTACTAACTCGCTACCTATTAGCCAAGTCTCATCATCCATCATAGTTTGTATCTCTTCTAGCGGTACAGAAGTTTTATCACTATAAGTTTGTGCTAGTGTAACAGCTATTCGCTTTAATAGCCCAGCTTCATGCTCAAAGTCGTTGTAATCGCCCATTGCAAACGACCAAGGGTTGTGCATCATGTAATAAGCGTTACTAGCAATTTGTACTTCATCACCGGCCAAAGCAATTATGGAAGCCATTGAAGCCGCTATGCCGTCAATTCTAGTTACTATCTTAGCGGGATGATTCTGTATAGTGTTAAAAATTGCTGTACCGTCAAACACGTCACCACCTGGACTGTTTATCCCTATGGTTATTTCTTTTGATTGAATATTATTAAAGTCACGGGCAAATACATTAGCATCAACAAAAGGCCAGCCGATAACATCATAGATTAAAACTTCGCTTTGACCTTCGCTAGTATCGACCGCGTACCAATCTTTATCTTTTAGAGACTTGCCCCAAAAGTTTGCTATTGCCTTACCTGATCTTTCATTCCTATACTTATTCATTGCCGCTAGTCTCCATATTTAATGGGGTTATGTATTCATCACCGCCTGAATCTGTACGCGGGTTCATATTTTCTTTTTTCAATATGTCATTTGGAGTTAATACGCCTAGATTTCTAAGTGAAGTGTAATAAGCTGCTCTAGCTGTAGTGTCACCGCGAAGCAATCCATCCACGTTAAACTCTGCAAAGTATCTTAACCTTTCGCTTTCAGTTAAAAGGTCGCGCAATATTGATTGCTCCCATCGAACAACCCAAGGCATCATAGAATCAGTCACAAATTCTAAGCCTTGATGTTCAATGTTGTTATTGGTTGACTTCTCTAAATGACCAATCTTGTGAGGCGGGACTCTGTATATTCTTGCGACGTCTTCAATATTAAACTTTCTTGATTCAATATATTGAGCGTCTTTGTTTGTCATCGATACCGGCATCCACTCCATGCCATCTTCTAAAACTGGTGTTGAGTATGCGTTAGCACCATTAGATGCGTCGTCCCAACTTTCTTGCACCCTTTTGGCTACCTTGTCATCTTTAAAAGTAGTAGGGTGCTTTAAAATACCAGTCATCTTTGCGCCGTTTTTAAATGATTTTGCTGTATGCTCATCAGTTGCAAGTGATATCCCTAAAACTTGTTTCTGATATTCAATAGGACTAATGCCGTTAATCCCGTCAAATGACATGCCGGTAAGCCTTAATACTTGATCTTGTCTTAGGTCAATATCTATATTGTCAGCATCTTTAAAAACATAACTAATTGAATAGTCTTTATTCTGTGTCATCTTTATTCTGTCAGGATGCAAAGGTAACAATTCTAATATTTGCCCACCTGATGATCTGTTAATAAAAGAAAATGCCCTACCTCTTAAACACAAATGAGCCATGTTTGTTTCGCGCCATTCAAAAGAAGTTTGGAAATTGTTGGGGGCATCATGTAATAAAGTATAAAGTTTTTGCGTAGTGGCTCGTTCTTTCCTGTCGCCATTACGTTGATAATAAACTAAAGGCAATTGGGCAATTGATTCAGACAACACACGAACGCATGCATAAACGGCTGTAAGCCTCATTGCTGTATCAACAGTAACTACGCTACCTGAACCAGCAGAGGGAGAGCGTAACATGTTTGCAATATCGCCTGATTTAACTGCAACCGGCCTGTTAATTTTATCAAGAAACATAATTAATTAGACATCTTATAAGCTAGCAACATTAAAATTATTCCCACTGATATCATAGAGTAAGCGGGGTCAATAGTCCATACGCCATAGCCAAAAGCTGAAAGCCCTGCTATACCAATAAAATCGTTTATGTATTTATCCAAAATATGTTATACCTCTGTTATCGTATGCGCTCGGACGTTTTTCTTCGGCTACCATGATGCGACCTACTGCCATAATTAAAGCAACAACTCCATCTATTTTGTTCTCGGGCTTTTGTTTTCTTGGATATACATTTTCTTTTGCGTCAATCTTTGCAACTAAGTTAGATAACATCCAAGTCATAACAGGGTTACCATCATAATGAAAACGACCTGATCTTATTGCCGCTTCTAATTCATACATAGCGGGCGACATATTTTGAACCGTGTTTCTAAACTCAACAATATTAGCGCCGTCAGTTTGTAGACCTTGGGCTAATTGCGTTGCTCTCCACGGGTCATAAGTAATCTCGTTCGCTCCGTACTTATCCATATCGTCTTTTATATCTGCCTGTATTTCGTTAAAGTCTACCTCGTTTCCGTCAGTAGCTATTAAATGTCCGTCAATAACCCACTTTTGATATCGATCATTCTTAGGATCAAGCGCCGTTTCTTCAGGAATATAGAACTTGCTAAAAAAATAATAGTGTATCTTACCATTAATTTCGTTACTAAACACTTTTGGCGTTGCCACGATGTCAACCTTGGATGCCAAATCAATTGGAATAACACAATTAAACCCAACAAAGCTTTCAATATTTAAATCTTCAGAGCATTTTCTTACGTCCTCCATGTTTAAAAATGCAGTGTGAGCGCCCACCCATACATTTAAATGCTTTCGTTTAAACGCGTTTTGCTTTGCTGCTGATCTGATTGCTTCTTTTTGTTGAGCTAGTAAAAATTCACCTGATACCGATACGTCAAAATTTGGGTTTGCTTTTTGCAATACGATAGGGTCTGTCCATTCGTCGCCTTCATCAATACCAAAGATTAAAGTAAAAATTCTTTCATCTTCAAACACTCCATCAAGCAATTTCTTACATTCGCTTTCCATGTCGTAGCAAGGCCCGCTAATGTTGTCGCCTGCTGTCGTGATTACTAATAACAAGGGTTGTTCTCTTGCACCCATGCCGGTTTCCATAGTCTGTACAAAGTCATCAGTATCATGCTCGTGATACTCATCGACAATTGCACATGATGGGCTTGCACCATCGCCAGGCTTACCAATCAAAGGTTCAAACTTAGAGCCGTTTTCCACTATATTTAAATTCTTGGCGTTGACTTCAATTCCATAATGGTCTGTATAGTCAGATGTTCTTAGCGCCATTAAACGAGCAGGCCCAAAGACTTCCCATGCTTGCTTCTCAGTAGTCGCACCAGAATAAACTTCAGCTCCAAATTCGTCATCACTTGAAAACATATAATGACCAATAGCCGCTGCCAAAATAGACTTACCATTCTTTCTACAGATTTTTAAATAAGCTTTTCTAAATCTTCTAAAGCCCGAAGGATTAACCCACCCGAAAAGATTACAAACTATAAACTTTTGCCAGCGACCTAAAATTAAATCTTGCTTCTTTGCCGCCCATCGTCCTTTGGTGTGGGGTAAGTTCTCTATAAACTTGCACGCTTTCTCTGCTTTAACAGCGTCATAAGTAAATATAAAATCTCGGTTTAAGTCATCAATAAACCGTTGACAAGATTGGATCACCTCCTTGCATGCGGGTATATGAAATTTAATTACCTGACTAGCATAGACGTATGCGTCTTGGCTATGGGGGTAATTGTCAAAAGCTTTTAACATTAGTCAGCAAACTTATTCTTAGGTTTCTTTTTGGGCATGTTAATCTTCGACCGGTCAGCCGGTAGCATGCCGAACTGTGATAAGTATTTAAAAAACTGGTTCTGCTCTTGTGCTGTAGACGGCACGACCTCACCATCATGAGTAAATTGGTTTCTACATTTAATTAACAGTCTTGCCGCTTGCTCAATAGCCAGTCTATCCGCTTCACCTAGCACGCCTTCAATTGACAGGCTTACAATCTCACGCCAAGCAGATTTTAAATTGTCATCCAAATGTTCAAACGGTTCACCAACTGGATTAACATTCTCTGGCTCGTTCTCACGCTCACGCATTCTTTCAGGATGAACTTTTCCCGTTCCTTTTAGAATATGTATGTTCTTTGGTATTGCTGGTCTACCTGCCATGACTCAACTTCCATTTTGGAGATGTAAAAAAGTGAC